CAAGGCTCGCTCAGGGACTTCCCCTGACCGTCGACTGGATGCGGAAGCATTACGAAATCGGAGGCTGACCGTGGCGATTAGCAACGGCTACGCAACCCTGGCGCAGATCAAGTCTGCGCTGCGCATCCCGTCCGGCGACGCCACCGACGACGCCCTCCTTGAGATGGCTGTTGAGTCTGCCTCCCGCCTCATCGACGCCTACTGCGGCAGGAACTTTATCAACGCTGGCACCGTCACCCGCTACTACAACACCGAGAACCCCTACGTCGTGCAGATCGACGACGCCCGCTCCATCGCGCAGGTTGAAACGTCCACGGGCCTTGATGGCGTGTACGACACGACCTGGACGATCGGCACCGCGGGCGGGCAAGGCGACGCCCAGCCCGAGCCGATCAACGACTACCTCGGCGGCGTCGTGTGGCCGTTCACCCGCATACGCGCCATCGGCGACTATTCGTTCCCCACGGGGCCGGAAAATTCGATCAAGGTGCGGGCTGTCTTCGGATGGCCCAACATCCCGGTCACGGTCACCCAGGCCACGATCCTGCAGTCGTCGAGGATCTTCAGCCGCTTGCAGAGCCCCCTCGGCGTGGCGGGCTTCGGCGACATGGGAATCATGCGGGTGAGCCGCGGCCTTGACCCTGACGTTGTGCAGCTGGTCGAGGGCTACCGCCGCGTCAACGGTGTGGCATGACCGCGCTCACCGACCTGCGCACTGGGCTCGCCAACAGGCTCGCCACCATCACCGGCCTGCGGTCCTCGGCCTACATTCCCGACAACCCGCAGCCCCCGGTCGCGGTCGTGATGCCGGGCCGCATCCAGTACGACACCGCCTTCGGGCGTGGGTCGGACGAATACTCATTCACCATCATGCTCATCGTTGGCCGCGTGGCTGACCGGGCATCGCAGACCAACCTCGACGCCTACTGCGCCTCTAGTGGTAGCGCGTCGGTGAAGGCGGCAGTTGAAGGCGACCGCACCCTCGGGGGCAAGGCCTTGGATTGCCGAGTCACAGAAATGACCAACCAGGGCTCGCTGGCCATTGGGGACGTCACTTACCACACGGCCGAGTTCTCGGTCACCGTCATTGCCGCCGGCTAAGGAGTAAGCAGAATGGCAAAGTTCATTGGCAAGAATCTTCGGGTGAAGGTCGGCAGCACCGAGCTCACCACCAACATCGCAAGCGTCGAGGTCACCGAGACTGTCGACGAGATCGAGACCACGGCGTTCGGCCAGTCTGCACGCAGCCGCATCGCCGGGCTGAAGGACGCCTCGGTCACCATCAGCCTGCACCAGGACTACGACGCCTCCAGCGTCAGCGCCACTCTCGCTGGCGTCTTCGGAGGCACGGCCAACGTGGTCATCCTCGCGGGCACCTCGCCCACACAGGGCACCGCAACGTCCACCGCGCCCCTTTACACCATCCCGGTTCTCTGCTCCCAGCAGACGCCGGTCAACGGCCAGGTCGGCGACCTCACCACATTTGATGTGACGTGGCCCGCCGTCGGCGAAATCAGCCGCTCCACCGCTGGCACGTTCTAGGCCTAGGAGAATCCCTTGCGCATCAACTTCACCATCACCTACGCCGACGGCACGGCGGCGGAGGCCACGGCCTCCGTCGCCGACCAGGTGGCCTTCGAGCAGGCACACGACCGCTCCATCGCCCGACTCGCCGACGACTTCCGCCTCACCGACGCCTGCTGGCTGGCGTGGCACTCGCTGCACCGCACTGCCCGCACGGCCGACGACTTCGACACCTGGCTGGACAAGGTAGAAAACGTCGAGTTTGGTCAGGGGAAGATCGTCCCTTTGGAGGGGACGACAACGCCCACTGGCTGATCGTCCACTTGGCTTACGAGTACGGCATCACGCCGTCACAAGTGCTGGCCGAGTCCGACCGCATGATCTTCACAATGTCGAAGTACCTGTCATGGCGCGCCAACGAAAGCCGGAGGAGTTGACATGACCGACTTCACGGTGCGCGTTGAAGGAGCCGACCAAGCCGTTCGCGCGTTGCGCACAATGGAGCCCGAGACCGCCAAGCAGGTCGGCAAGGAGATCTCCAACGTCGGCCGGGATCTTGCCGCCTACATCCGAGCCAACGCTCCGACCCAGCCTCCGATGAGTGGCTGGCGCGAGACGGGCGCGGCTCGAGGTCGCACCCGCGGAGGCGCGGGCTGGCCCGCTTGGGCGCCCATTTCCGCCAGCAGCAAGCGGCGCGGCGTCTCAGTCACCGTCAACATGACTGGTGCCGTGGCTGCCATCTACGAGTCGGCCGGCAAGAACGGCCTTGGCGGCATCTCAACCCACCCTGACGGCGGCCAGTTCATTCGCAACTTGAGCCGCTACGGGCGTCTCTACACCTCAGGCGACCGGCCCAGATCTGGACGCCTCGCAGGCAAAGCAATCGTCACGCAGTATCCCGAGGCCATCAAGCGCATCCAGGCCGCGTGCGACCGGGCCGTCGACGCAGTCAATAGGAGGTTGCCCTCATGGCAGTAAGCGGGTCAGGCAAGGGCATCCAGATCGTTGTCGGCACCGACTACAACGACCGCGACCTCAAGCGCGCCCAGGCAGATCTCAACCGCCTCAAGATGCAAGCGGCCAAGACTCAGGGCCCCATGAAGCAACTGGGCGGCACGCTTCGCGGCGCGCTCGGCCCGGCGTTCGCCCTTGCTGGCGCAGCTGCCGCAGGCTTCGCCCTCAAGCTCGGCGTCGAAGCAGTCCAGGCCGCCATCGAGGAAGAGAAGTCGGTTGCCCGCCTCAAGATGGCGCTGGACAACCTCGCCCTCGGCTTCGCCATGCCCGTCGTCGACGACTTCATCGACAAGACGCAGCGCGCCTCGGGCGTCGCCGACGACCAGTTGCGGCCCGCCCTCGGGCAACTCGCCGCCGCGACCGGCAACCTGTACGACGCCCAAAACCTGCTCAACCTCGCGCTCGATGTGTCAGCCGGCACGGGCCGAGACCTCACCAGCGTCACCGCCGCGCTCTCCAGGGCCGCCAACGGCCAGACCACGTCGCTGCGCCGCCTCGCCCCCAGCATCGACGGGGCGGTCCTCAAAACTGGCGACCTCACCAAGATCACGGGTGAACTCACGCGCCTCTTCGGGGGCCAGGCCGAAGCCCGCGCCAACACGTTCGCGGGCACCATAGACCGGCTCACCATCGCCGCAGACGAACTCATGGAAGCCTTCGGCAAGGGCTTCCTTGACGCCTTCCAAGAGGGACTCGGTGGCAGCACCGAAGACCTCATGGACACCCTGCAAGACCTCGAGCCGCAGATGGAGCAGATCGGCGGCACCATCGGCAAACTTGCCGGGACCATCGGCAAAATGTCAGGCGCCATTGAGCTGTTCGGCAACCTCGTCAACATCGCCGTCGTCAACAACATTGGCCCCTGGCAGATGCTTGCTGACGCGATTGGCCTGGGCGCTGACGAGTCCGACGTCTTCTCCGCCCGCGGCAAGGACATGGCCGACGTTCTCTCCGGCACGGTGTCATCGGGTATCCAGCAGGCCACGGACGACATGGGCAAACTTGCCCGCGAAGCCGAAGAGACCGAGCAGTATTTTGAAAACCTCAACTCGGAACTCAAGATCTTTGGGGACCTGACCTCAAGGAATGATGCCGTCCGCGGATACCAGGCCGCCCTCGACGACCTTCGCAAGTCGGTGAAGGAGAACGGTCGCGCGTTCAACGACACAACGGAGAAGGGGCGCGCGAACGCCGACGCCCTTGACGACATCTTCAACTCAGCGCAGAAGGTGGCGGAGGGCCAACAGACAGCGGCCGAAAAGATCCGCACGATGGAGCAGGCGTCAGCCGACGCCAACGACGTGCTCAAGCAGATGGGTGTGCCGCCCGACGTGCGCGCCTCCCTGATTCAGCCTTTCGACACCCTCATCGCCAAGTTCCGCGAGAACAACACTCTGGCGGACAATCTGAAGCAGCGCATGGAGGGCTTGCCCACCGGCACCCGCACGTTCACCTACGACATCGTCGTCAACAACGCCAACAGCCTGCCGCCGCACATGCGCGCCGCCGGTGGCCCTATCGGCCTGGGAGGCCGTGGCTCCGACACCGTCCCCGCCATGCTCACGCCAGGCGAGTTTGTGGTGCGCAAGGCTGCGGTGCAGCAGTTCGGGCGCGGCTTCTTCTCGCAGCTCAACCGCGGCATCAACCCGCTTGCGGGCATGACCCCGACCGCGGGCGGCTCAGGTGGCGGCCTAACGATCAACGGCGGCATCACTGTCCAGTCGGCTCCCGGTGAGCGTGCCGAGACATCCCTCCCCCGTGCGCTGCGTCGCGCGGCCTTCCTGGCAGGCGTGAATGGCTGAGACGTACAAGATCGGCGCGACCGACGTCACCACGTTCCTCACCCACCTCCAGGTCATCGACGGCAACATCGGCATCCCGCCGCTGCGTCAGGACGACTACTCGGTGCCCGGCCGCACCGGCGCCATCGCGGCAACCCCGTGGTGGGGTCCCCGCGTCGTAACCTTCGGAGGAATTATCGCCGGGGCCACGCGCCCCGCGATGCAGACCAACCTCAAGAGCCTCGGCTCCCTCGTGCTCAACGGCGGGGACACGTTCACGATCTCGCGCACGATCGACACGGCGGGCACCCCGACGCATACGGCGACGGCCCGCTACCTCGGCGGCCTCGAGCAGTCCGAGGCGCTGTCCAATCGGGTCGCCCGCGTCGCCTTCGACGTGCAGCTCATGGACGGCTTCTGGTACGAGTCGGCCTACACCCCCGGCACGGCACTGGCCGGCACCACCGTCGTCAATGTCAACGGCGACGCCCCCACCCAAGACATCACCCTCACCTACTCCATTGGCGCCGGGTCGCAGCGGGTCACCAACTCCGCCTACCCCGGCCTCGCTCGGCTCACGCTCAAGCCTGGCAACAACACCCTCGTTGTCACCGGCGGCGGCACCGTGACCATGAGCTACCGGGCGGCGTGGCTGTGACCCACCTGCGCCTTGACGTCTACGACCCCCTCAACCAGACCTACCAGGGCACCCTGTCGCAGTCACTAACCAGCGAGTTTGTGGATGAGTTCAACCAGCCGGGCTACGGCACGGTGACAGTTCCCCTGTTCTCGGCTGACGCTGCGCTGCTGGTGAAGGACGCCGTCGTCAGGGTTATCTACCGGGACTCGGTCAGGTTCGCTTGGTTTGTTGAGACCCGCGACCGGGATCTCGCCAACGCCAGCGGGCAGCAGACGCTCACGGCTTCGGGGCGCGGGCTGCTGGCCTGGCTCGAGGATTGCGTGCTCTACCCGCAGGGCGGGCTTGCTGACTTCCTCGCGCCCGACCGGCCCTTCAACTGGGCGTCGGGGCCAGGCTCTTGGCGGTCTTCCGGCAACTACCAGGCCGCCCTCGGTGTGCAGTGGAAGAACGACACCACCTCGCGGAAGAATCTGCCGGTCAGGTGGAAGGACCCGTCGGCTCAGTGGATTTGGCGCACCGACCCCGAAACCGTCGTGCAGCGCGGCACGGTGAATTGGTTTTACCGAGACTTCACCCTCACCGACCCAACCCGCGTGAAGTTCTTCGCCAGCTGCGACAACAGCATGGACGTGTTCCTTGACGGCCAGCAGATCATGTCCTCCAGCGACTTCGACCAAGAGGCCGCCTCGTTCACACAGATGGCCCGGTTCACGATCAGGCTCGGCATCGGCACCCACACCCTCGCCGCCAGAGTCAAGAACGACAAGCCTTGGCAGCGGTACGACCTCGACGTCACCGCAAGCGACGACAAGGTTTCCTGCTCCGGGCACGGCCTCGCCAACGGCACCCAGGTCACGGTCACCGACAAGTCAGGTGCCGCCGGGCTCACCAAGGGCGACACCTATTTCGTGCGCGCCAAGACTGACGACGACTTCAAGCTCGCCACGACTAACTCTGACGGCACCATCGTCAACGTGACCAGCAACGGCAAGGTCGACCTGCGGCTCAAGGTTGATAACACGGCCGGCTTCATTCTCACCGGCATCGAGGTCAACTCCGATGGCAAGGAAACCGACACGGTCGTCGTGCGCACCAACACCTCGTGGCAGGTGTCCTCTACGG